CTTGTTTCTGGATCAGACGTAACCAATAGATTTACATTTGATAACGGTCAAAGAGACACTATCTATGATGTATCCAGAATTGTTATCAAACCAGGATATGAAGCACCAACTGGTCAACTAGTAATTGCGTTTGATTACTTTGAGCAATCACAAGGAGATTTCTGTACTATTGATAGTTATCTACATGATGCAGGTGTTCCTGAAGATGAGGTTCCATCATTCAACTCATCTGTACTTGGAAACGTAGAACTCAAGAACGTAATTGACTTTAGACCAAAAGTTAACACTGCTACTATTGTCCCTGGTTTCCAAGACACTTCTTCACTAGAAGTCATCACAAGCAACTTCACTGGTTCTGGTTCTGTATTTGCTGCAACTCCTGCTCCAGATTCAAATCTGGAGTATACCTTCAAGTTTAGTCAAGTCCAGTACCTAGACCGCATTGACGGAATTTTCCTCAATAAGAATGGTGAATTTATTGTTAAAGAAGGCAACTCATCACTCAATCCTTCTAAACCAGATCCCGTTAAGGATGCTATTCCTCTATTCTATGCATATGTTCCTGCTTATACAAACACGAGCAAGGATGTAAGGATCACTCCTGTTGAGCATCGTAGATATACGATGAAGGATATTGGTAAACTTGAGAAGCGTATTGAGCGTCTTGAGTATTACACCACTCTCAGCATTCTAGAGCAACAGGCTCTTAATATGCAGGTTAAAGATGAAGTTGGTCTTGACAGATTCAAGTCTGGATTCTTTGTTGATAACTTTGAGTCGCACAGCATTGGCAATCTAGTATCTGTAGATTATAAGTGTTCTATTGATAGCAGACAATCAGTTCTAAGACCACAGTCAAAAGAAGATTCATTTACTCTCAAAGAAGTCTACACAAGACAAGATCAAAGATCAGTAGCTGGATATCAGAAGACTGGAAATGTAATCACACTACCTTATTCTAAGTTAAGTCTACTTGGCAACGACTTTGCATCTAAAACAATCAATCCAAATCCATTTGTTGTAGTTCAATATGTTGGAGATGGCGCAGTTTCTCCCGCTATTGATCAGTGGTATGATCAAAGTGTAGAACCACTAGTTGTAGATACTAACACAAGTATCTTTAATATCTTCTTAGCAAAAGAAAATGTTAAGGAAAGTTTCTCAAGTTTACATGATTCCTTCATTGTCAACTGGGTTGGATCTTCACCATCTTTCACAACGATTAATTCGCTTGGAGAACTCAACACCACCCAGGCAAATGCTGGTGTTAAGGCAGCATCTGTAGGAAGTTCCTCAAATATTAGTCCACAGAACAATGAGATTGGTAAGGGCGTAAGAACTAAGACTGTTGGAGAGAACGTTGTCTCTACAGCACTACAGTTCTTTGCTAGAACAAAACCAATCAAGTTTGTAATTGGTAGACTAAAACCAAATACAAAAATTTCAGTATTCCTAGAAGGCAGAGACATTAGTCGTTGGGTCAATCCAGATCTTAGATTTACTGGAACTGCTGGAAACTCACTGTCTGCTTTCAATGGTGAGATCGTAACTGATGAGAACGGTAATGCTAGTGGTTTAATTCTACTTCCCGCTGGTAAACCCCCAACAGAGAATGCTACTTGGACAGGTGATGCAACTACTGTAGAGTATGATGATTCGGCAGAAGAAGTACGTTTTACGACTGGAGAACTTACATTTAGATTTACTTCCAGTGCTACAAATGCAGATAAGGCAACTGTAGATACATATGCAGAAGTCAAGTATTATGCTACGGGTGTTCTACCACAGAACCCTGCAAGCATTGTCTCCACCAGACCATCTTACTTTAAGTCAAATGAGGGTGTTCAGTTTGTAGACAGTAATACTGATAATCCAATCAGACCAAATCCTCTTGCACAAACATTTAAGATTGAAAACTATGAGGGTGGATTGTTTGTAACGGGACTGGATCTCTTCTTCAGCAAGAAGAGCACTAATATTCCTGTTAAGGCATACATCACTAACGTAGACTTTGATAAACCAAGCAAGAACATTGTTCCTGGAACAGAGAGAACTCTATCTCCAGATACTTACCTTAAGTGCTATAGCAATGGAAACGTACTTATTAGTAGAGGTGAGTATGTTGTAGGAAAGAGTTCTGCTGCTTCTGGTCCGATTGCAAGAGTCGTTGACAAGAACGGTGTTGAGGTAACTCCTTCTTCCACAGGTGTTTTTGCTCTAACCAATGAGCAAGTCTATACACTTATCCTAAGCAACCACAACGGTCGCTCATTCATTCAGAATGAAGAGTTAGAAATTCCATCCGTTGAGTTAGCAAATGATAAAGATGGCACAAGTCTTGCTCTGACAATTGCTAAAGACAGCGGAAGAGTTTCTGACATTAGAATTAAGAATCCTGGTGCAAACTATGATAGTGCAGTTCTAACAATTGAAAGTCCACAACTTCCTGGCGGTTCTGTCGCTACTGCAAAGGTTAATGTCTCTGGTGGAAAGATCTATAATGTTGATGTTTCAATTTCTGGATTTGGATACACCGAAGCTCCATCAGTTGTCGTCAAAGGCGTCGGAAATGGCGCTGGAGGATGCGAAGTTGAGACCTTCATAGAGATTGATACCCCAGCGGTTAGAATGGGCGTAGCGACCGATTTTGAGGGTCTCACGGCATCTACAACACCAACTAGATTTGAGTTTGAATATCCTGTATATCTACAGAACGATACCGAGTATGCTCTAGTTGTAGAGACAGATTCTAGTGATTTTGAGATGTGGGCATCGCGTCTTGGTGAGACTGATCTTGCTACAAGCACAGTTATCACAACCCAACCAGCACTTGGATCTGTTTACAAGTCTCAGAACACTGAGAACTGGACAGAAGATAATTTTGAAGATCTGAAGTTTACTCTTTATAGAGCAGAGTTTGATATTTCAAGACCAGCAGAGTTGCTAGTCAAGAACGAAGATCTTGGTTATGAACTCCTAGATACAGACCCAATTGAGACTAACGCTACTGCCGAGTCTATTGCTACTTCCAAGTTGTTCAAGAATAACAACAGCGTTATCAAGTTCAACCACAGAGATAATGGTTTTGAGGATAGCGGTAAGTCTTATGTCTTCTTCAGAGGAGTCAAGGATGTTGGTGGTGTAAACTCAGAAGTATTCAACACCAACCTATATCAAGTTTCCAACTCTGGTATTGATTCATATAACATTAGAACTATCACCAGTGCTTCCAGAAACTCGTTTGGCGGCGGTAGTTCAGTATATGCTACTTACAATAGAAAGTATGAGGTTCTATATCCACAGGTTCACTACCTAACAGTAACTGGAACCAAGATTGATACGTCTGTCAAGACAACTAATATTATTCCAGTTGATTCTTCAACAACCAACTACACCTCATACTCCGAATCTGCATATGAAAAGACTTTCTTGAACGAAGCACACTACTTTGATAATCAGAAAGTTCTTGCTTCTCAGATCAACGAAACTCTCAATAATCTAAGCAGATCTCTTACTTATAAGATGGCATTGTCTTCCACAGTGTCTTACTTATCTCCCGTCATTGATCTTTCTAGTGCTTCTGTCAAGACTGTTTCTAACAGAATTGAGAATGCTGGTGGTCAAGAAAACAGATACGGAAGAAGAGATCAAATTCTAGAGTTCTATCCAGTATATACGTTCCAACTTTCCACCACAACTCCAGATATTACTTATCAAAACAACCAAAGTGTAAAAGGAAAGACTTCATCTGCTACAGGAACTATTTCTAAAGTATCTGGAAATACTGTTTGGATCAGAGTCAGAACCAAGCAAGGTTTTGAAATTAATGAAGAACTTGAGATGACACAGTTTACTAATACTCAGAGTGCTCCAACTATTACAGTTGGTTCCAATCCATCTCTATTAACTCCAACTATTAATAGTTCTACCCAATCAGCAGCAGGTGAGTCTATTACAATTGTCGCCAGAAATCCTGTTGAGTCTAAGATTCTAGAGACATATGACAATAGAATCACTGGTAAGTCTATTATTTGGAATAGAACCACAAGACAACTAACTCTAAGAACTGATCAGCAACCAATTAACGATGATTACACTGCTAGAGTAATTGATAGCAATCTCTATGCTAGAGCAAACGAAGTGACAGATCAGATTGCCGATATCTTCCGTGTTGGTGATATTATTTCATATCCAAACCAACCAGATGATGAAGCACTGTTTATGGAAGTTCAAAGAGTATCTTATACCAATGGTGCTGACTTTGTTGCCGAAGATACCTCTAAGAACAGTTCTTCTGCTGCCAAGTATGTAACCAAAGAGATCTACATTACAAATCCTGCCACTGCAATTGATGTTCATCTACTTGCAAACATGAAGGATATCTCAAACGTACAAGTTCTTTACAAGTATAAGAGATCCTCCAGTCAGGAGAACTTTGAAGATGCCGAGTGGTTCTATTTCAATGAGTCTGGAGAACCAGATTCTCTAGAAATTGCTACCGCTGATAATAGCATTTCAAGCATCGTTGAAAAGCAGTCTGCATATCAAGATCTCAAGTATAGCGTTGCAGGTCTTCCCGAATTCTCATCCTTTGCAATCAAAGTTGTTATGAAGGGTGTTGATCCAGCATACGTTCCCAAGATTCAAGATATTAGAGCTGTCGCCGCATTCTAATTTCCGCACATGGGTTACATCAAAGTTAAAGGGCATGATGGTCTTGTCAGAGACGAGACCACAGGTGCCATCTTGAATCACAACGATTCTGCCATACAAGCTCGCCGTAAACAAAAACAGCTGAGTTCCGCGTTAGACGACATAAATATGTTGAAGGATGAAATCTCTGAAATCAAATCCCTACTTAGAGAGTTAGTAAAAAATGCCAGCAGTTAACGTCGCAAGAACAGACACCTTTGAGATTCAAAGGCAAAAAATTAACACTATCGCAACTCAGATTTTTAACATCTCTGCTGGTGGTAGTGATCTAGCTACTGGTATCTTAAAACTAGGTGATGGAACTAAAAGTACGCCATCTCTAGCATTCAGTACAGATGAAACACTTGGTTTGTATAAACCAGATATTCAAACCATTTCTTTTGTTTCTTCTGGAAAAAATATTTTAGATTTAAAACAAGAAACGGTTTTATCATATAAAGATTTTACTGTAAGAAAGAAATCATTATTTGCTTCGGGAACTGGTTTGCTATTAACTCCAGGAAGTGGATATGAATTTGGAACTTATACCGATGTTGTTCTGAAAGGTGGATCTGGATCTAATGGTGAAGCTACAGTAGTTGTAGATTACTTTTCTGGAACAAGTGGTACTGGTGATGGATATAATGAAGGATCTTTTACAGATGCGTCTTTAATCGGCGGATCTGGAACAGGGGCTACTGTTAGTTTTAATGTACAGGGGCTGATTGGAGAATTAACAGATGCTGGTTCTGGATATGCTGAAGGAGCATATACTGATGTCCCCTTGACTAATGGTAGCGGAACTGGTGCTACAGCAAATATCGAAGTTGATGCTACAGGTATTGTTGTTAATGCTTCTATTACCAATAATGGTGACAACAACTACCGCGCTGGTGATCTTTTAGGAGCTAACAATACAGATCTTGGTGGATCTGGATCTGGATTTGAATTTACTGTATCAAACAATGGTGGAATAATTGAATTTGTTTCTATAACAAAAGCAGAAGGTTATACATCTGGAGATGTATTAACTCTACCATCAGGATCAACAATAAGTGGAATTGATATTCCTGGGTCTCACTTTGATGCTGCAGCATCTTTAACTGCGGGAAGTACAACTGTAACTGTTACTTCTACTAATGCAATTATACCTGGAATGGATGTAAGTCTAGTTCAGGGTGGATCTAGTGTAGGAGAATTTCCAGCAGCAACAACAATTACAGTAGTAAGCATCACAAATGCAACCACAATTGAAGTGGATGTTGCTGCAACTGTCAGTGGAACTGCAGAGTTAAATTTCAATTCTCCTGTTGGCAATGTATTGACAATTCCTGGAGGAACTTCAAATCTATATGATGGATTTGTTATAACTGGCGTCAATACTCCTCTAGTAGATGGATTGAGTATTACTATTTTAGATGCTAATACTGTAGAATTATCAGCTTTTCCTGGCACATCTTTCTATCAGGCAGAATTGACATTTGCTCCAGAATGGGGAAATGGAGGAGCGGATCAATATGAGTATACAATTGGTGATGTTGGTGTTGTTTCAAACCTCACTGTATCCAATCCAGGTGTTGGTTATGATGTTGGAGACATATTAACTATTGATTCTTCGGATTTGATAAATCCAATTACTTATAATGTTACCGCAAAACCATCACAACTAATTACTTTTACCACAAGCATTTCATCTGGATCTATAGTTGTTGGTGATTTATTAAAACTTGATGGAGAAGACGATGCTACAGGCAGAGAAGTTATTATTGTTAATGCTTCGGGTGGAGTTATAAATTCAATCATAACATTAGAATCGGGATTTGCGCCAACTGACGTTTTAGTAAAAACTGGTACGGTTTCACCACAGTTTACTGTTGATACAGAAACAACAAAAAATAAGTATTTTATTGATACTGGTTCTGGAGAAACTTTACATCCAGATTTAACACTTTATGTCGGGGAAACATATATTTTTGATACTGCTGGAGCTCCAGGACATCCTTTTGCATTGAGTGAATTTCCAGATGGAGAATGGAATATTATTGGTCCATTTAATGCTACATTATCAGATTCTTCAGATTTAGTTACTATAAGCAGTACATCTGGTATTGTTGTCGGAATGTCCGTGAGTGAAGTTGCTAATGATCCAGGACAACTAGCAGAAGGTACAGTAGTATCAGAAATTGTAGACGGAACTACTGTAAGATTAAGTGCTACTCCAACATCATCTGGAATTATTGTATTACAATTTTCTGGTACAGAATACACAGATGGAATTGAAAAAGAAGCAGGGTCATTAAAAATAAGAATTACAGATTCAACAGCATCTACTTTATATTATTACTGCCAAGTTCACTCAGATATGTCTGGGGAAGATGGATTAGAAGCGGTAATTACTGTTGATCCAAATAATCCAAGAGTATTTGGATCGGGATTTGCTGCAGAAATTACCGATATTGATACAACAGATATTATTGAATTTGATGTTGTATCAGGTCAAATTGATGCTGTTACTGTAAATGCAACATCATCTACTTTTACAAACACCGAAGTATCTGGAGTTTTAACTGCACTAAACATAGCTTCCAATGTTATTAGTGCTACTCAAATTAATTCATCAACAACTTTTGATTTAACTGTAGGAACAACTATTAATTTAAATGGAGATATAAATGTTGGAGCAGGAAATTTATTAATTGATGAATCAACAGGAGATTTACTTTCTCTTGGAACTATTAAATCAACTACAGAATTTAATAGCAATGAATCTCTGACAATTTCGGATAATATAATTTCCAGCATCAATAATTATGATATTCTGTTAGAACCAGACCTCAATAGAATTGTTAAAGTAGATACAAATACTGCTTTTGTAATTCCTTCTGGCAATACTTTAGAAAGACCAAATACACCAGAAGCACAAGATGGTGCTATTCGTTTCAATACAGAAACCAATCAGTATGAAGGTTATAGTACAACAAATGCTCAATGGTCTTCTCTTGGTGGTGTAAGAGACCTAGATGGCAATACAACTATCCTTGCAGAAGAAACAGTAGGTGCCAATGATAACACCTTATGGTTTATCAATGATAACATTAATACATTCAAATTTACACCAGAATATCAAGAGTTTGTTAATGTAAAGAAAGTAAGATCTCCAAACGTCTCTGCTCCTGCATACAGCGAGTGGGTTGCAAATAGTCCTGCTGCTTTGGGAGATTATTTAAAGTACAGAAATAATATCTATGAAGTAACTGCAATTGCCAATACTGGAGTTGGAGATTTAAATCTAACTGCTGCTGATGGAAGTGAACCAACTCACACAAGTGGTGCTGTACCCAATGGAGATCTTGAGTTAACATATACAACTACAGCTGTAGCAAATCTCACATTTGAAGAAATTAATGAACTAAGAATTGATCCTCTTGGATTTACAGATCTTGTAGTTAATAACGAACTAAGATTTTCTAACAATACGATTTCGTCTAATATCAATGATATTATAATTGAACCAGCGGGTGAACAAAAGGTAATAATTCAAGCAGCATCTTCTCTCGTCATTCCAGTTGGAGATAATAACTCAAAAGGAGATCCAACAGTAGGATCTATTAGATACAATACAGATGACTTAACTTACGAAGGATTTGACGGAACTGCTTGGGGATCTCTAGGTGGAGTCAAAGATATTGACCAAGATACTTATATTATTCCCGAGACTTCTCCAAATGCAGACGAAGATACTTTATATTTCTACAATGCTAACAATAACACTCTCAGATTAACAACAGCAGGATTAGATTTTTATTCTATAGATACTATTACTTCGGTTACTTCTGATACTTTTAATTTCAATGCTGCTACAATAACTTTTGATAGTTTGGCAACAACACTTGATAACACAAGTACAACTGAAACTTTCTTATTCTCAACCAAACAAAATTTTGATCTAGGTTTATCATCTGGTCTAACTACAGATCCTCTTTTAAGATTAACCGACACTGGAGATATTTACTATAACCTAGGTTTTGGTACTGGTGTATATAATGCCATTAAAATTTTTGATAGTGAACTAAAAGAATTAGAGATTGCTGATTATAAAGTAGTAACTAAAAAATTAGATCTTGAGAGGGGTGTTTTAAATTCGGGAGATGCTGTTTTATATGATCCAGCGACTCAAGAATCTGCTAAGGTTTTTGTAACTGCTCACAATACAACAACTGGTGATAAACATTATCTTGAATATTCTGTTATTGATAAAGGAACTGATATTTTCTTTACTGAAATTGGAAGTATTTTAACAGGAGAAGATTTAGTTATTACTACATTTGATTTTACTGCAGGGAATGAAGTTAGAGCTACATTGACTCTAAATACTGATTTAACTGCTGGTGATGATGTAGAAATCACCGTCGTATCACACATCACTAAGAGGTAAAAAATGCCAGAAGTTTTAAAGACACTAGATTCCGTAGGTGGATTTTCTGTAGATCAAACTACATTAATCAATGAGAAAAAAGACATCAAAAATGTAAATTCTTTTGAGGTAAAGAATTCTTTTTTCGATGATAGTTCTATCTCACATTATGTTATGAGAGGCATTAATAGTTCTGTCCTTTCTATTGATGATGCAAATAGCAGTATTACCCTACTTGGGGATACTATTAATTTTATAGAAACTTTTGTCGTGGGAGTAAATGATAATGGCTCCGCAAACCTTTGTCAAAAATTGGATACTATTATTCAAGTAAGTAATGCAGGTGTTTTAACTGAGTTATCTACAATGACAACTGTTGTAAAAGACTCTATTCCTTCAGGACAAACTTGGACAACTACCCCATTTCTTGGAGGATCCGCATTTAGATTTAGTTATCAAACAACTAGAGCAGGAACAACAAGAACTATCAAGTGGGTTGCTTACGTCAAGGTTGTAAGTATTGACTGGACTTGATACTAAATAGAGAAGAGAATAAAATAGTCAGTAGGCTGGACAAAAAATGAGCTTTAAGTTTAATTCTGACAAAGAGCAAATTAGAGCTAACGCTCCTTCTATTATCGGTGATAACGAAGTATCACTTAGATCTGGTTCTGGATCCGATGAAAAAGAAGTATTGAGAGCTCTATTAGAGCCTACTACAAAAACTCCTCGTGTTGGTATTAATAGAACTGGAGATAAAATTGATAGATTTGTTGTAACAAACCCAGGTAGTGGTTATACTACAATTCCATCAGTTGGTATTACTGCTCCTACTGGACCAAATCCAGTTCAAGCTCGCGGTTCTGCTCAATTATCACCAGAAGGAAGACTCACTGGTGTTCTAATTGATGATCCTGGTTCTGGATATTTGGCACCTCCAGCAGTTAGTATTACTGGAGGCAATGGTTTTGGTGCTACTGTCCAAGCATTTCTAGATACTGTTGACTACGAATTAGATATCAACGGTGCTATTAGAACTTCAACGTCTATTATTTCAGATACGGCGCGAATTCTAAACCTAGATATTGACAACTTAGTTACACCCGACGCTAATTATAGAGCGCCAAACCTTAAAACTTTCGTAAATAATACTGGCACCCCATGGTCGCCAGACAGATTATTACAAAAAAATTCCTTTGTTTATCGTGGTCCTAACGTCTATCAGGCACTAAACACTGGAACTACTTCAGTAAATCCAATTGATCCACCTCTACACATTGATGGTGTTGAACTCAATGGAAATCCACTAGATGATGTTAAACCAGGAGTTGAATTTAAACATATTGGTTTCCGTGTATCTGATTCAAATGAAGTATACTACAACGAAACTGGTGAAGCAGGTATCTATCCAAGATCCATCACTCCTCTACTAGGTGATAAGTCAGATAAGATTGCAACGACAGAGTATGTTCTTAATCTAGCAACAAACGACGTTGGTGGTCGTATCTATGTTTCTCAGCAGATTGGTAATGATGAGGCAGATGGTCGTTCTCCAGTAAACCCAGTTAGAAGTATTAAGAGAGCATGTCAACTGGCATGGGAAACTCCTGGTGTAAAGGAGACAATCGTTGTCGCTGGTGGAGACTACACAGAAGATAACCCAATCTCAATTCCACCTGATGCATCAGTCGTTGGTGATAACCTTCGTTTGGTAATCATCAGACCCGCAAACCCAAGAAAGCACATCTTCAAGTTTGGTGATAAGAACTACGTTATTGGTGTAACTTACAGAGACCAAGAAGGTGCCGACTCCTTTACTTGGGACTTTGCTATGGTCTTTGACGACAAGCAAAGAATTACATATGATTACGATGCTAATGGCGATTTTGACACTTCTTTCCCAGTAGGTCACCAAGTTTTCGGTGAGCAAGTTTACCAGGCGACATATCAATCAAATGGTGGTCTTGCTAACTTAATTGCTGGTGTTGAATTAAAAGGTGTAAATGCTGGTGGTGTTGTTCGCGCAAGATCAGTATCTTTTAATACAATAACTGGACCACAAGCATATCAGTCAGGAACATTTAACTTTGTTGTAGTTTCTGGATCTGTAAATGCTGGCGAAACTTTAATATATGCTGGCGGTGGTCAAAGATTCCAAACAAATACTGTTTACCAAACAGGAGATGTTGTTTGGACGGAAGATCACGTTTATAATGTATCTGTTGGAGGAACATCTGGAGAATCACAACCAACACATGATGCTGGAGCTGCTGGAAATGGTCCAGATACTCTAGAGTTTACTTATTTAAGAGATACGTATTCTCTAGTTACAACTGATATTAAATCAGTTAGAGCAGAAGGAGAAGTTGTATTTGAGTCCAGACCAAATCTAACAGAACCACCTCTCCCAATTTATAGAATTGACTTTACTCAAGCAGGAACTTTCACCGATGGTTTTGGTGATCCAGGAACTGTAGAAGATCTTGGTGGTATTATTTTCTATACCAACCCACTAGTAGAATCGGATAACATTCATGATTTCAAAGAAGGTGAAGAAATTTGGATTGAAAATCTATCAACAACTTCTCCAGATCTGAGTTTCTTAAACGGCAAACAAAGAATCTATAAAGTTATTGAAGATCCAGATGGCAGATCAAGAAGATTTGTAATTCCCAAGAAACTACCAGCTTCTGTTTCATCTTTAGCAAGTAATGATAATTACGATCCAGGCGAATTTGCTTTGGTTAGATCGTATGCTAAATCAGTAACTTTATCACTACTGAACTCACCATTTAAATTTGATGAAGCGACTCCTGTAGCAAGAAGATATCAAGATGCTTGCAATCAGATCAGAAACAACAGAGAATTTATTGCTGATGAAGTAGTACAAAGAATTAATGATGAATTCAAGCAAGAATACTTCTCAGTATACGATATTGGTGGAGCAGGAGGTTTTGACTTCAAGATTTATCTAGGAACATCTAGATTTGTCCACACATATGTAAGTGGAGGAACTGCTACATTTGGTGGTACAACTTATAATATTACCAATTTCCAATACGATAACTTCATTACTGGTGAAGCAACAATTACAATTGATAATTCTCCTGCTGGAGTAACTGAAGATGATACTGTTCAACTTGCAGGAATTTTAGTAGAATGTGATATTGATGGCGTAACCACGCAGAAAGAGTATCCAAGTTTTAATATTCCAGTTAGCGATGAGAAGTGCCGTAGAGATATTAAGCACTTCTTGAATGCTCTTATTCAGGATTTAGAATTTGGAAGCAACAATAATATCATTAATGCTGCTAAGAGATACATTGATGGAACTAATACACAAATAACTCTAATTGATACAGAGATTATTCAAACAGTTCGCGCTATTGAATATGCTAGAGAACTAGCAATCTTTGCTATGAGAAAATGGCGCACTGGAACTGGTTTAGTATCAGAACCAGTATATGTACCACAATACTCTTCAATTGAAAGATACTTTGATCCTTCTATTATTGAGGATAGTGATCCCGTTGAAACTTGTGCTAATGTAAGAGCAGCAATTGATACTCTATCATATCTATTTGTAGATGTTATTGCTAATGATGCTTCTGGAACATATCTAGATGCTGCTTGGTTGATTGCTAGAAACAGATATCACATCGCAGATGAAGCATATGAAGCAGCGATTGTACAATATCCATCACTAGGTCTTGATAATATTGATGAGCGTAAGTGTCGCAGAGACATCAACTACATTATCAGTGCTCTACTAAGAGATTTAATTCTTGGTGGAAACTTTGGTATTGTAAATGCTGCAGAGTCATATTACACAGGAACACAATTAACAGGAATTCCATCTGGAGAACTTGGCGCAACTAGATATGCATTTGAATATGTAAGAGACCTCTGTATTGAGGCAATGAGAAATTGGCAGGATTCTAGTGGCAATCCAAGTTCTGCTGCTATCTATACTCCAATTCCAAGATTTACCGATGTTTCAATTCTAGGTGATCCTGCTGGCAACCCTCTATGTGCTGCTGTAGAATCTGCTATCACAACTTCATTTGGATTGCTAGATGATATTCTTTCTGGAACAGTTGCTCCAGGAGAAACTACACAGACTACAGGAACACTTCTTGATACATCAACACTCTATACTTATGCAGACAGCACAATTACAGACTTCAACGGAAATGTAATTACTGTCAAGGCAACATATGACGACTATCCAATTATTGAAGCATCACCATATACACAGAATGCTTCTATTATCTCCAAGAAAGGTGGTAGCGGTGCTCTGGTTGATGGTTCTAAAGTTAAGCAACCTAACTGTCCATTCCCTGGTCTAAACCTAGACGGAACTGCTAAGTTCCCAAATCAGGGTAAGTCAATGGTTGCTTCTGCCTTCACGATTGTTTCCGAAGGTGGTATTGGATATAAGATTATTGAAGATGGATATGTACAGTTAGTTTCTGTCTTCTGTATCTTCTGTGCTGATGGTATCCTTGCAGAAAGTGGTGGTTATGCTTCTGTTACTAACTCCGCTTCTAACTTTGGTATCTTTTCTTTAAGAGCAAGAGGATATAGAAGGGAAGCATATGAATTTGATAGTGCTACTATTTCTAATGTTTCTTCAACTCCTACTGGAAGAACTATTCTATCCCTAAGTGGTTTGGGAAGAGAACCACTAGAACACTATGTTGCTAAGATTGATGGATTTGAGAATGTAAACCCAGAGATTGAATACTTTGTTGATGCCGTAGAAGGAGTAACCGTAGGTCCTCCATTCTCTGCTCAAATTACACTGGAGTCTGGTTCTGGTGGTCCAGCAGAGTTTAAAGAAACTGCTACTGGAAATGTTGTATCTCTTTCATCTCTTATTGGCGAAACTGTAAGATTACATAGACCATCTATTGTTAACTCTTCATCTCACACTTGGGAATATGCTGGTGCTGGAACAAGTTATCTTGCTCTAC